GCAACAAATAAGGTAGATAAGACGGTTGAAATTTCATTTACTGACACTTTATTAACTGTGACTGGTAGTTCAATATCAATTCCTGTTAAAATTTTTATTGAACCAAATCAATTAAGTGGTACTACACAATATACTGTCGATGGTACGTTTAGTAATTTAACTTTGGTTAATAATTTTAGTTCGGTAGATATTAATACGTCGTCTAAAACAAAATTTAGATATGATTTTACAACACAATCAACTTTTACAATACCAATAACACCGACCCCAACACCTTCAATAACACCATCTTCATCTGTAACACCATCAATAACCCCAACATCAACACCTACGGTTACCCCTACTTTAACCTCAACCTCTATTATCACCCCAACCATAACTGTAACACCTTCAGTTACCCCCTCAGTAACACCGTCAATTACTCCGTCACTTACATCATCGGTTACACCAACCCCTACTTTAACCTCAACACCCACAGTTACCCCTTCGGTAACAATTGAGTCTTCACCGACACCATCACCAACTCAATCAGTAACACCATCCATTACTCCCAATAGTTCTGTCACACCATCGGCCACCCCAACACCATCATTGATGGTGGATGATAAACTATTAATTTCTGGTGGATTCTCATTATACAATGGCACATTATATAATGACATAATTAAATTAAACTCAAATGGTTCAGTTGATAGTTCATTTAGCGGTGGAACCGGATTTGATAATTTCTTAGAAAATCACATAATATATAATAACAAAATTTACGGTGCGGGTTATTTTACAACATACAGTGGTGTATCGTCCAATTATATAATTAGATTAAACTTAGACGGTTCAATCGATAATACATTCAGTATCGGAACGGGATTCAATAGTATCACAAAATTTGTTGTACCCCAATCTGATGGAAAACTATTAATCGGTGGATATTTTACATCATATAATGGCACGTCGGCGAATAAAATTATTAGGTTAAATTCTGACGGAACAATTGATAATACATTTAGTGGTTCAACGTCTACTACTTATGATGCAAACTCAACTGTTCAAGATGTTTCTTTACAATCAGATGGTAAAATGATTCTTTGTGGTAGTATGACCACAAGAAGAATTGAGAGACTTAATTCCGATAAGAGTCACGATTCTAGTTTTACAACTACAGTCGGTACGGGATTTAATGCCTACACATACATGTCATCGGTACAATCAGATGGTAAGATTGTCGTTGGTGGAGATTTTACATCATATAGTGGAGTGACATCTAATAGAATAATTAGATTAAATTCCGGAGGAACTATCGATGATACATTTATTATTGGAACCGGATTTAATAATAGTGTTTATTTTGTCTCGACTCTTTCAAGTGGTAAAATAATGGTCGGGGGAGCTTTCACATCGTATAGTGGTGTAACATCTAATAGGATAGTTAGACTAAATTCTGATGGAACTATTGATAATACATTTAGTATTGGAACCGGATTTAATAATCATGTACTCAGTATTGTTGTTCAAACAAATGGTAAAATACTAATTAGTGGTAATTTTACATCATATAACGGCACATCGGTAGGAAACATTGTACGTTTATTTTCAGATGGAACTTTAGACACGACACTTAATACCGGTACAGGATTTGGTTCTGGAGCAACAATCACAACAGTAACCCCAATAAATTAAACAACATGACAATACAAGAATTTTTATACGAAAAAACATTATCTCATATTGAAATATATGAAAATTTAATAATCAATTTGGTTGTTGATAATGACATCTATGGTCTTAGTGTTGATACTAGTCATCTTGAATCATTATTGGTTTTAGAAAGAACTGACAATTTTATAATTGATGGTAATTTATTAATTTGTAATAACATTACCGTTGATATGACGGAGATTAGTATGTTATAAAAAATTAATCTCCATAGATATCTTTTTTCTTAGGTGAATCATTCACCTTTCCTGTTTTACAAACTTCATCAATCCATTTCTGAACAACCTTATAAATTTTTAATCCATTTTTGTCGCAATATTCTTTTAACATTTGGTGGTGATTTTCACTAACCTTTATGTTTTTTAGGGTGTTTTTCATGATAAAGATAAATATAGATACTAAAGGATAAATTAGTATCCATAAGTGCCATTTTTAAAAAAATCAAGGGAATCTTTGCTAAAAACAAAGATATTTATTGATAAAGAAATAAAATTAATTAACCAAACAAATTAAAAATGGCAAATTCAAATAGAGTTTTTGTATCTCCGGGTGTATATACATCTGAAAAAGACTTAACATTCGTAGCACAAAGTGTTGGTGTGAGCACATTAGGTTTGGTGGGTGAAACCTTAAAAGGTCCCGCTTTTGAACCTGTATTAATAACTAATTTTGACGAATTCAAGTCATATTTTGGGGGAACAAGTCCGTTAAAAGACAACAATAACAATCCAAAATATGAATTACCTTATTTCGCAAAATCTTATTTAGAAGAATCTAACCAAATGTTTGTAACAAGAATATTAGGTTTAACGGGTTATTTACCTGTCAAAACTTATGGTGTTAAAACAATTGGTGGGGTTACATTGGGGGCTCTTAGTGGAACAACCACAAGTTTAACAATGTCAGCATCGACCACAACAATTACAGCAAGTACGATTTATAGTGAACTATCAGATAAAATATCTGTAGATGGAAATTATATTACAGAATATATTGTAGCAAACTTTAGTGGTAACACATCATCTAACCATGGACAATGGTTTGTGATGGGTGAAGTACCAACTTCAGGAACAAGTGGTCAAACATCATCACTTGAAGAAGTTTCTCCTTTAACAGGTTTGAATAACGCAAGTAATTACAACAATAAGGAATGGTTCAATAAACTTTGTAACACCACAGGTTCTGAAGTATATTCTTACTTATTTGTTTATAACAGCGGTGCGAGTAGATTTGATGTGACTAAGTACACATACTATGGAACATTGAACACGGCGTATGATGGACAAGTGGTTTTAGCGTTCAGACCAAGAGGTTCTTACAATGGACAAACATTAAACTTGGAAACTACCGCAGATGTAAATTTTGTGGTTACAGGTTCAGGAATCACTACAAATCCATTAGCTGAATTTACAGTTAATGTTACAGGTTCAACAAGTGGACCAAAATCATTCACTTGTAGTATGGACTCTTCGTCATCAAAATATGTAACAAAAGTTTTTGGTACCGATGTTTATGACAAATTAAAAAGTGATGTACCTGTGTATGTTTTTGAATCTTATCCAAATTACTTACAAAGAGCATATGAACAAGGTTTAATTAGAGGTTTAAGTTTAACAGAAGTTTTCGAACATGTTGGTAACGACTTTAAAACATCTTGGGATACCCCAATGACACCAACTGTTGTATCAGAGGTTAGAGGTGGTGAAGTTGATGATTTATTTGATGTAATCACAGTATCAGATGGTGATTCTGCAAACTACGAAGTAAAAGTTTCAATTATTAATATTGATGTAAACACTGGTGACTTTGACTTAATCGTTAGAGACTTTAATGATACAGACGATAATTTAGTTGTACTTGAAAAATTTGGTAGATGTAATATGAATCCAGATTTACCAGGATATGTTGCTAAAAAAGTTGGTACATCTGATGGTGAATATGAATTACGTTCAAGATACATTATGTTGTCAATGGCTGATAATCACCCAACCGACGCATATCCTGCAGGATTTAAAGGATTTACAAACAACACATCTTTTGGTTCAAGTACTTTAGGTTCGGTGATGTACAAGACTACATTCTATAACGCTGGTGATACTACATCTTATCAAGCCGATGGAACACCTGTTTTATCTTCAGGTGACAAAGTAAGAAGAACATACTTTGGTTTATCAAGTCCAACAAACGCAGTAACATACGATAGAGACTTGTTTAAATTCAAAGGAACATCAGCAGCTGGAACAACTAAGGGTTTCCACTTATCAACAAACGCATCTACAATCACAGGAACAACCTTCTTAACCACGTCGTATGATTTAGAGGGTCAAACAGGTGGAGCGAATAACGTATTAACAAATATCAATTATCGTAAATTCACATTCGCAGCGGCTGGTGGATTTGACGGTTGGGATATCTACAGAAATGTGAGAACCTACGGTGATGGATACATCTTTGGTAAAAATACTTACACAAGTGGTAACACTAATAATGGTGGTGTATTTAGTACAGTATCAGGAAACTCTGACTACTACGCTTACACTCAAGGTATTGATACCTTCGCAAACCCTGAAGCTGTTGATGTAAACATCTTCGCAACACCAGGTATCAACTTCTATGACCACAGTTCATTAACATCTTACGCAATTGATATGATTGAAGAAGATAGAGCGGATTCACTTTATGTGATTTCATCACCAAACTACGGTACAGCGGATGAAGTAATAGACGCTTTGGACGGCGTAGCAATTGATAGTAACTACTCAGCGGTTTACTGGCCTTGGATTCAAGTTAGAGACGCAGACAACGCTACACAATTATACTTACCACCAACAGGTGAAGTATTGAGAAATATAGCATTAACAGATAACGTATCTTTCCCTTGGTTCGCGGTAGCGGGTTATTCAAGAGGTTTAGTAAACTCAATCAAAGCTTATAAGAAATTAACTTTGGATGAGAGAGATGACCTTTACAAAGCGAGAATTAACCCTATCGCAACATTTGCGGATACCGGTACAATCATTTGGGGTAATAAAACACTTCAAGTACGTGAATCAGCTTTGGATAGAATTAACGTAAGAAGATTACTGTTAAGAGCAAGAAAATTAATTTCAGCAGTAGCGGTAAGATTGTTATTTGAACAAAACGACGAACAAGTTCGTAATGAGTTTTTGAGATTGGTTAACCCGATATTAGACGCAATTAAGAGAGAAAGAGGTTTGTATGAATTCCGTGTAACGGTTTCCAACGACCCTGAAGATATTGACGCTAATACTTTGAGAGGTAAAATTTACATTAAACCAACAAGAGCTCTTGAATTTATCGATGTTGAATTCATAATCACACCAACAGGAGCATCATTTGATAATATCTAATAAAAAGGGGAGGGGAAACCCTCCCTATTTTATGTTCCACGTGGAACATTATAATATAGTGTGACCTACGGAATTACCAAATATAAAAAAAATAAAATTATAAATTACCCAGTATATGCACCAGTATTCTAGTTCTAGTTCTAGTTTATTTTTATCTAGTTTATTTCTTTATAGTTATTCTAGTTTCTTTAATCTAGTTCTTAATTTACTAGCATCTAGTACTAGTATGGAAAAAATACGAAATAATTTTCACAAAATCAAGTATTGAGAAGATTTTTTTTGTTTTTTCATATACAACATATTTATAAGAAAGATTAAAAATAAAAAAATTAAAAAACAAATATTGACATGGCAGATTTATTAATGAAAATGCCGGTTCCTTACGAACCGAAGAGAGTTAACCGATTCATACTTAGATTCCCATCATCATTGGGTATTAACGAGTGGTACGTAACCTCAAGTGCAAGACCTAGTGCAAAAATTAACTCAGTTGCAATTCCTTTCATCAACACATCAACATACGTAGCTGGTAGATTTGAATGGAATGAAATAAGAGTAACCTTCAAAGACCCTATTGGTCCTTCAGCGGCACAAGCATTGATGGAGTGGTTCCGTCTACACGCTGAATCAGTTACAGGTCGTATGGGTTACGCAGCTGGTTACAAAAAAGATATTGAATTAGAAATGTTAGACCCAACGGGGGTTGTGGTTGAAAAATGGATACTTCAAGGTTCTTTCATAACCGACTTAAACTTTAACGAACTTGATTATTCAAGAGATGATATTGCATCTATCACATGTTCGTTAAGAATGGATAGATGTATATTAGTTTACTAATCAAATAATAAAAAATCTGTCAATAAAAGGTCTCTCAAAAGGAGACCTTTACTTTTTTTATAAGTTTTTGTAAATTATACTAGTTATTAAATAAAACAAATATGGAAGAATTTAGAGTCGACCCAACAATCGCTTATGATGTTGTTGAACTACCTTCAAGAGGTATACACTATCAAAATAAAAAGAAATCACTTAAAGTTGCATACTTAACGGCTGCGGATGAAAATATTTTATCCGCGCAAAATTTAATTGCGACAAATGGTGTAATTGATGAATTACTTAGAAGAAAAATATTAGATAGAGATATTCAAATTGAAGACATTGTTGAAGAAGATAGACAAGCAGTGTTAATATTTTTAAGAAACACCGCTTTTGGTCCCGAATATAAATTTTATTTAACTGACCCAAAAACTGAAAAGGATTTTGAGATTTCTGTTGATATGAGTGAATTAAAATTCAAAGATTTTAATTTAGAATCAGATTCAAACGGTGAATATCCATATTTTATGGAAAAATCAAAAGTTCAAATCACATTTAAATTTTTAACACCAAAACAAGAGAAAGAACTTGATGATTTAAGAAAGAGTTGGAATGGTCAAGGTGTTGCACCTGTTGTCACCAAACAATTAGAAATGATGATTAAGTCTGTTGCCGGCAATAGAGATATGATGAACATACATAATTTTGTTGAGAGATTACCAATTAAAGACTCTCAAGATTTCAGAAAATTTCTAAAAGAAAATAAACCAGGATTAGATTTAACAAAAACAGTAAAAACCCCGTCAGGAGAAGACACCCAAGTTGAAATTGGGTTCGGGGTTGAGTTTTTTCGCCCTTTCTATGGCTTATAAGAAAGGACAGTTAGACGAAATTTTATTTTTAATCAAAAGAGGTTTTAGTTATGGTGACATTATCACCATGCCAGTTTTCATACGTAGATATTACGTGGAGTACATTATTGAATTAGAAAACACTCCTAAATAATATTTATTGATATGACAATTAACGAAGAAGTATCCAAATTAAGAGCAGGTTTAAATTATACTCAATTCAAAAACGAGTTCTTGAAATTTGAATCCGTGAAGAATAACAGTTCTTTAATGGGTCAAGTAGATACTTATTGGTCATTTTATAATCAAAAAGAACCATCAAGTGGAGGAAATACAGGAAGTGGTGGTAGTAAAACAGCCGCTTTTGCTACAGACCTACTTAAAACTCAAAATATTGCGGACTTAGGGTATTCAAACCCCGTTTCATCATTATCATTATCAAAAGATACTGTATTCCAATTTAGTACCATATCTGAAACAATAGGTAAAATTGCAAGAGAATCAAAAAATCTACCTGATTTTATGGTTCAATTAGGTGTTAAAGGCGCCAAAGAGATGGTATCTTTTCTTGGTGATGAATTAATAAAAATACAAACACAAGAAGTAGAGTTAAGAAATAAAATTAATTCTGAACTTGGATTAACAGGTGAATTATCAAGAGAATTTAGAAACAATATATTTGAAACATTACCAGCCGCTACCGCTATGGGATTTGGATTTGAGGATGTAAAAGATTATGCGGTACAAATGGTTGAACAAACAGGTAAGATGACAACATTTGGTAGTGATGTTTTACAAGAATCACAAAAAACCGCTAGAGCTTTTTACGGTGATTTATCTAAATTGGGAGCTGCACTGGATTCGTTTGAAAAAGTAGGTATTGGAGCAAAAGACGCAATCAAAGAAATTGACAGGGCGGGTAAAAGTTCATTAACTCTTGGTTTAAACGCGAGAAAGGTGGTAGCAGATGTTGGTGCTAATATGGACAAATTAAACACTATTGGATTTAAAAATGGTGTTGAGGGATTAACCAGAATGGTTCAGAAGTCTATTGAATTTAACATGAACATTGAAAAGGTTAAATCAATGGCGGAGAAACTTTTTGACCCCGACCAAGCAATTGCGTTGTCCGCAGAATTACAAGCTATAGGTGGAGCGATTGGAGATTTCAACGACCCATTGAAACTAATGTATATGGCAACAAATGATGCCGGTGGTCTACAAGATGCGATGATAGGTGTTGCGGGTTCATTAGCGACATATAATTCCGAATTAGGTAGATTTGAAATTACAGGTGCAAACTTAAGAAAATCTAAAGCTTTAGCTGACCAAATGGGTATGAGTATGGAGGAAATGTCCAAAACCGCAATTAAAGCTGCGGAAAGGTCATCGGCGGCTACCGCGTTATTATCCTCAGGTTTACAAATAGATGAAAAAGAAAAAGAATTCTTAACCAATATCTCCAAAATGGAAGGTGGTAGAATGGTTATAGATATTCCTCAATCTTTAGCAGATAAGATGGGATTAAAAGATACCAAAGTCGCTTTGGATGAACTAAATCCTACGATTGCAAAAGGGTTATTGGAGAATCAAAAAGCGTTTGAAGAAATGTCTGTTGAGGATATTGCGAGAGACCAATACACGGTAACTCAAAATATGCAAAAAGACATAAGTGCGTTATTGACGGTTGCTAAAGTACAAGCCGCCGCAGAAATAAGAAAACCTCTGGCTGAGTTTGACAAATACATTGAAGGTTTAGAATTATCTAGAAATTTAAAAGAAAAGACAAGTTTAGGTGGTTTACAAAAAACAGACGAAGGTTTATTTTCCAAAATGGTTAGCGAAGCGGTTGCACCTGCTAAAGCTTTAGTTGCTAAAAGTATGGGTGTGAGTGAATCTGATTTAGAGAACAGATTAAAAGGAAAAGAATCATCTACCACACCAACAACTTCAACAGTAAATGTTAACCATACACATACTGTTAAATCAGACGGAGCCGTTGTTGATAATGTTGTTAGGGCGATTAATAATAGTCCATCATTGGCTAATGATATGTCTCAAAGTTTTATACCATCGGATTTAGATTACACATCTTTTACCTTACCACCTCAATTTAATTAAAATTAAAAAGTTTCTATTTATAATATAAATGCCAACATATTTAGATTTTAATAACACCAAAACTTTCAGGGACTTTTTAATTTCAAAAACTCTGAATAGACCGAATGGACCTCAAACGTTCACGGATGCGAATTATAGTGTTCAGAATCTAAATAATTTTGCTAATGTCGACCCCGGTGACGTTAAAACAAATTGGGCGGTTTATTTTGGACAAAATTTTATCAATTTATATGTTCCACCCAATAACACAATTGAAGAATATACTGACACATCTTTACCGTCTTTAGCTTTATTATTAGGTGGTATAAATCCAGCTGGATATGTAAATTCATTCGAACCCCAAACAACAAATTTAATTAGTATTATGGCGGGCCAAAACTTCGATAGTGATTCGAGGTTAATGAAATTCGCCACACAAAACATTAGAGAAAACAAACAAGGACCTGTCTTTGCTAGATTACAACAAAATTTGGAATCCGCAACATTAGGTAGGGTTAGGGCGTTAGATGCGTTAGGTGGAAATACCGCGACTGCAATTAATATTGTTACAGGTAGAGAACCTTTAGTTGAAAAAAATTATAAGATTACCGTTGCTAAAAGTTTATTAGGAAAGGGTGTTGATTTTCTTCAAACAGTTGCAGGTATTGAATTCCCTTTTAGTGAAATACCTGGCGATTATTTAACCAACCCAAGAAACCCTATTGAAAATAGACCAACACCAAAAACAGAAGCCGGCGCTATTTTACAAGACGTTACTGGTGTTTTAGGAAGTTTAGTTGGTATTCAAAGAAGACCTAAACTCGGAAGAAAACCTTCCGATTTAATGATTGAATACATGGGAGAGGGTCAGAAACAAATATTATTTGACCAATTAACATATTCAACATATGCTCCAAATTATACAACAACAGCGAGGTCACAACAGTCATCAAAAATTTTCAATTTTGCGAATAGTTTTGCTCAAGGGGTAAAAACTGTTTTAGGATTAGAAGCACCAAAAGGTGTCGCATATATTGGAGACGATAGAAGTGAAGACGTGAAATATACCATGTCAGACTTTAATGACAACATGGTTAAAAGTAGTTACTTCTTAAGTTTAATGTTTGACCCGGTACAAGCCGCGTTATTCGAGAGACAAAGAAATATTTCCCAAGGTGGACCAATTAGTGGTAAACTGACGTGGATTAGTAAGAACTCACAAAACAAAATTGGATTATGGAACGAGGAATTCCAATCAAGAGAAAGTGATACGTACAACAATTCAATTTCAACAAAATACGGATTTAGAGAAGATTCAATTTTGGGTAAAACTCAAGAAATCTTGGATTCAATGCCTAAAGATGGTCAAGCCACAAGAACACACGTTGGTAATGTTATTGACCAAACAAGTAGAATTTTTAAAGAAGGTGACAGTATGTTGTCTCGAGGTTCCGCAATTAAATTTGTTGACAAGTATAAACAAGAAACAGGTGCTGAATATTGTAGGGTGTGGACCAAAGATAGGTCTTATATGAACTATTCAGACACAATGAAAAGAACCGCTAATATCAGAAAATTTGATGATAGTGTAATGGGTGGTGAGAGCAGACCTTGGAATATTAATATCGCACCAATGTCAAGCGGAAACTATGATGCAAAAAATAGTTTTAAAAACTCATTTGGTGCAAAGAATTCAACAAACATATTTGAATCACCCACAGGTGATGGATTTTACGCTAAAAAATATATGTTCTCAATTGAGAACTTAGCATGGAGAACATCTAATACACCTGGTTTCACATACAATGATTTACCATTCTGTGAGAGAGGTAATAATGGAGGTAGGGTTATGTGGTTTCCTCCGTATGATTTGAAAGTTAGCGAGAACAACCAAGCTAGATGGCAAGACAATACGTTTTTAGGTAGACCTGAACCAATATATACTTATCAAGATACTTCTAGAAGCGGTCAATTATCATTTAAGGTTGTAGTGGACCACCCAAGTATTTTAAATTTATTGGTTAGAGAATACTTTAAAGGAATGTCCGATGAAGAATCGGAAAATTATATCAACGCATTTTTTGCGGGGTGTGAGGAATTAGATTTCTACGCATTAATCAGAAGATTCGCTCAATTAGATACAAACGATATAAAACTAATTCAAAGTTTCTTAAATCAAGGACAAGACCCCGAAACTATCAAACAATATAAGGTAACCACTGAGTATCCAACAGAAACAACACCAACAAACACAACAACACAAGGTAACGAAGCAGATTCTAAAGCTGTTGATGAGGTTATAATTAAATTAAAGTATGAAAACGATATACCGGGACCAAGAGATAAAGTTGATACCACACAAAATTATACACAATTATACAAAGCTTACAAAGACCAAAAACAAGCTTATATTAATGAATTAGGTGCCGCGTTAAATACTTTAACTGGTTTGTCTCAAACAGACACTCAAGTAAAAACAGAAAAATCTTTTATTTTTGGTGATGCTAATCACGTTATAACACAATCCGACATTGATGCTCAAAAAACAAAAATCGGTGATTATTTTGATGAAGCCGATGTGTCATTTAATAAATATGAATCTAGTTTAAATAGTTTAATATCAGACATATCTGGTAAAACAGCGGAAACAATTAGATTTCAAATTTTATCTTCATGTTCATCAGTTGCAACCAATGATTACAACGAAAGATTATCACTAAGAAGAAGTCACTCCGTAATTCAAGATATTTTTGATAGATTATCGGCTGTCGGAGGAAAAAAAGAATGGCAAATAAAATGGCCAACAAATTTAAATTTAGTAAATAAAAATAATTCTGATAACGACAAAGAAATAATTCAAAAAGGAGAACCTATTGTAATTGTAAAAGAATATAGTACAAAAGATTTTGGTTTTGAACATGATACTAAAATTATTGTAGAATCGGTCAATTATGGTGAAACATTAACTGGAACCCAACCTGATAAAGATTGTGTTAATAAAGATTTCGTTAGAGTACCAAAATTAAAACAATACTCACCAATTGCGTTCTATTGTAGACAAACTGCAATGTCTTTAAAGTACAATAATAAATCAGAGAAGAAACAACCCGAAACACCCGCACCACAACCACCCATAACAAAAATTGAGGAAAATGGACAAGTTGTTGTAAATCCACCAACAAGGAAACCGGCAATTGACCCATTAAAAAGAATCATTGCAAAAACACTATCTGAATGTTTTTACTTTAAAAAATTAGAAGATAGTGACCCTGTTGTTTTTTCATCACTTAAAGAAAAATTAAAATATTTTCATCCCGCGTTTCACTCAACAACACCTGAAGGTTTAAATGCGAGACTTACATTTTTACAACAATGTATAAGACCGGGTGATACCATACCAATTAAAGGTATATCAGAAGATTCGGATGTTAGAGCAAGAAATACCTCTTTTGGTCCACCACCTGTTTGTGTATTAAGAATCGGTGATTTTTACCATTCAAAAATAGTCATTAGAGATGTGAACATATCTTTTGATGACGGAGGTCAAATATTGTGGGATTTAAACCCTGAAGGTATTGGTGTACAACCAATGATTGCTTCGGTCACACTATCGATAAACTTTATTGGTGGTCAAGGTCTTTCAAAACCTGTTGAACGACTTCAAAACGCTCTATCATCTAATTTTTATGCCAACACCGAAATGTACGATGAAAGGTCAATTGCAACAAATGAAACAATCGGTGGTAAGAAGGCCGAAGAATTTACTCGTGAATTTTTAGAAGATTTGAACAAAACTTATGGTAATGCCATTAACAAAACCAATCAATCTCAAAATACTAAAAATGTAAAAGGTGGAAATTATATGGGAGCCCTTGATGGTAACAGTATAAAATATACGGACATAATTAAATCCGTCTTCGCCTCAACAGAAAGTTATTTTGATAAGTACCAAGACACGTATAACAAAGTTTATACAAAATACGGTAAAGATATTACCGCTCTTTTATTTAAGGGTGAATATAGACCAATAAATCAATACGACATTTACACCTCAACATCACCAACACCGGGTAAAACATTATCATTACTTGGTTTATATAAAAAGACACAAGAATTAACAGTTTACACAACTGGATTAAAAACAGGATTAGCTAATTTTCTTAACAATTCATCATCAACTTATTTAGTTGATATGGTTGGTTTTAATAAAGAAATGACCGGCTCAATACTTACAGATACGAATGTTAAATTAAAAGATTTTATAACTAAAGAGATAATTGAAAATAAAATAAATGAACTTACCGTTTCCACTCAAATATTAGATGAACTTGAAAAATCAAGAAACCAACTAATATCTGATTTAGATAGAGTTAATTTCGTTATTAAAAATGGTAAGGATTCAACAGTACAAGACAGTGTTGTTAAATCTGTGGCAATTAGTGGATTTACTTCTGATTTATTATATAATGAATATAGTACCTGTATTGATTATATTGAGACAAATGCACCGAAATTAGTTGATGGTCTATCTACCAATATTACATTTTTAAATCCAACAATACAATCGGCGGATTTTGAATTTATGATGAAACAATTGTTATACGATAAAGTAGATGCATTTATATCAGAGCTAAAAGACCCTTCGTTATATAAAGACCCTCTAAAAAATCAATTGAAAAAGAGATTAAATAAATTTGTTGAAAAACCAGAAGAAAAGAAATTTAAATTAACCAAATTCAAAAAAAGGAAAAGTGATAAAGAAATTAAGTTTGGAATTTCATCCACAACAGATGAAACAAACCAAACAATAATAGATGAAGCGAACCAAATCTTTTCAACATCAAACGAAGTAAAAGATAAATTAAATTATTATAGACCACAATAATGAGTAGACAGTATTTTGATAGATATCAGTTTTTTGTTGAAGATGGTAAATTTAGGATTGTACCAGGTATTGAAATCCCAATAAAACCTTCTGACAGATATATGTTTTATAAAAAAGGTAGAGATAGATTCGATAAGATATCTCAAGATTATTATGGTTCACCAGTATTTGGTTGGTTAATATTACAAGCAAATCCAACCGCTGGTAGTGTTGAATTTCAGATACCTGATAATTTTGTTATTAGAATACCTTTTCCTCTCACAACGTCTTTACAAGATTATAAAAGAAGTGTAGAATTGTATAACCTATATTATGGCGAGCAATAATGATTACCCAAATAATGAAAACATACTTGTAAAAGTTGACCAAAACAATCTTATTTATGTTGACCCAAATAGTGTTGTTGATGCAAACGGAGAAGTTCAACCAAGAGGACATAAACAAGAAAACTTAGTCATGTATGTGAACTTGGAAGCTGATTTGATTCCAAGAACGACTCTTATTGCTGACGATAACGTAGGAAATACACTAACTCAAGTTGCAAAAGGTAATCTCAATTTTTTAAGAAACGCAAGTGGTGATGGGAACTTTGATGCCACATGGACTGACGCTTTTGTTCCCAAACCAATTCAGGGTCAAGAATCTACATATAAAGATGGATATGACGTAACATTCGGTGAGGACCAATTCAAAGACCCAACAGGACAATCTTTTGGTATTGATTCAATTAATATTGACGTAAAAGGTGCCAACTTTGTTCCACAAATCACTATAAACTTTGTTGACGTAAGAGGTAAAACTCTTTTCGAATCTTCTGAAAACTCACCTTATCGAGCTTTCTTCCATTTACCGTGGCCAATTTTTTATTTAACAGTTAAAGGTTACTACGGTAAAGCCATTCGTTATAGATTACATATGACCGATTTTAAATCGAGATTTAATGAATCTAATGGTAATTTTGAAATAACAACAAAGTTTGTTGGTTCAACTTTTGCATGGTTAAACGATATCCCATTGTCTGCAATTATCAACTGCCCTTATATGTTTTTGGTCGAAGAAAAAGACAATACAAAATTTAATGAAAGTACAGGATTATATGAAAAAAGAGTAAAACAATCATCAAGAGGTTATACGATATTAAAATCGGTGTATAGACAATACGAACAAAAAGGTTTAATCCCAAAAGGTTTTCCTGTTCGTACCCTAAAAGAAATTGGTTACATCGCTGAAACTCTTGATAAAATACTTGAACAACAAATTTTTAGTAAAGTCAGTATGGATGTCTTTTCTGGTATAAAAGAAATGGACACCCTTCTCAATGATTTTGAAAATTCAATTAAGGCTTGGGGTAAACAATATCTATCACAAGAATATACATCATTTACTAAAACTGCAACCAATAATGAAACAATTAGTGATTTATGGTTTTATTTGAACGCGAAAGATAAGACAGAGACAAAACATATATTAGGTAACGGAGCGGGTGCTCTTGAACTCCTTTTATCTAGTTTCAATGCCGCTATGGGTAAAACCAAACTTTTAACTCAAGAACTATTAAATCAAACAAGTGGAGACTTCAAAAGGATTTCAATTAGGAATGTTAAAAACGTAAGTTCATATTATAAAGTTCTTAATGATAAAAAAGTAGTTGTACATATTGATGGAATTTTTGAAGACATTTTTCAAATAAGAAAATCATTTGAGGAACAAAGAAAAAAAGTCGAAGATGATGTTGAATCAGAAATGAATAAGGTCATCAAAAGTAAAGAATATGGATTTGGATTCGAACCAACCGTAAGAAATATGTTTGCGGTTTTATTAGCTAATGCTGAGGTTTTTATTAGGTTAATGAAAGATGTTCATAACAAGGCTTTTGATGCTGCTAATAATAGAAAAAAGACTTTAACAAATTTATCAAAAGAATCAAAAGGTGAAAACATATATCCATGGCCTGAAGTAAAAAAACCCCAAGGTGGTGGTAAACAAAATGTAATTGCGTATCCCGGTGATGAAGAATTAGTTCACAAATTAAAATCTTATGACAAAACCCTTTGGCCTGAAATTGACTTTATTGAAGAGTATATTAAAATTGTAACCAATAGGGTAGAAACAAACGTAAATGGGGAACCCACAAGAAATGATGTAAATTATGTTTTTGATTCAAATACTGAAAATCAAAAAATTGAAGACTTATCAGGTATTGACGTTATAAATGAATCTATACCATTTATTGATAAAAGTTACGCGGGATTTGTTTACGAATTGTACGAAAGAGCACTGTATTCAACATTGTTTGATTCTTTTAATGACCAAATGATTAGACAGTTGGCCAATGAAGAATTTAAAAATATTCAAGAATTAATAAAAGACGATAACGATATTATTGAGTTAGCAAAAAAAATAACCAATAAAGACCAATTAATTGCTCCTGTTACAAAAACAGAATTAAGAGAAAACGGTGTTATTCAAAAAAATGAAGATGGGACACCTAAGACCACTACGGTTTATGATGGATATCTACCTGGATTATCACCATATGAAAGATTCAATTATTTTAAAGACCATCTACCAACAACCAATTATATATCTTCAGTCATTGACGAACCATTTAAATTTGAAAAATATGACGAGACAGCAACTAACCCTACGGGTGATTTAAAAGAAGATGATTTAAATAAAATTTTAATTGATTACGAACCTGAAACATACAGGACAGACATATACCCCTTCAATTCAACAACATATTTGAATTATTTAGGTAAAACAAATTTCACAAGAGATAATTTTAAATTTAATGGCATTTTAAAAGTTAACAGTTCTCAAGGTTTTATATGTTCACCAATAGAATCTAAATCATGGGTTAAACCATCAGCAGACAGCACTGACTTTTTTAAAAATACGATTAATGTTACAGGAAACACAACCTCAATATTAAACACACCATATTTTCATAATCAATTATTTAATGATTTTAATAAATCAACTTTACGAGGTAAGTACGCTGGTTCATCGTATTTGTTATTAAACTCATTACCTTTCATTGATTTAGATGAACAAATAACATTTGGAGGTCAGTCAATATTAACATCTTCTTTATTTAGAGAAGTATCGTCTACACATTTTATACCATATCATTTAATGTTAAAATGGGGTTCAATTTATCATAGATATAAAACACACTTAATAGATGGTTACGATATTTTGAATGGATGTGTAAATTCAAGCTATGTTACAAAACCATTAACAGGTAAAACCCTATTTGATAATAATGGTGCACTAATAACATACACATCAACAAACGCAAGTAGTAGTGGTACTACGATTAATGTACCAAGTACAATAGGACTACAAACAGGAATGACCGTTACGGTTATTGCTGGTACAGGACAAACAGCGCCGAATACGTACATTACAAATATTACAAGTACTACAGGATTTACAATTTCACAAACTCCACTTACAGGACTAACAGGTGCCACAGTATTTGCTGTTTATGATGAATATGTGACCTTTGATATAGTACCAAAAATTTCCACATCATCAGGTTCAACTTCAGGTGTTACATATACTGGTTACACTAATGCAGGTATTAGACCGTTCTATCAAACTGTGTACAGTCAAATAGTAAATGACTATGCAACTTATGATATAACTTTAGGTAATGTTTCATATTCTTCCACAAGTACATCGGGTAAATTATTACATAGGGTTACACAAAAAAGCGGTATGAATTATTGGGACGTGGTTATGGATAATTCCAAATACATAACCTCAGACAAAAACTACACTTTATTACCATCTCTTGGGGGACATAAAAATAGTGACATATCCAATAGTAACACATTCACAGTAGCTGAGGAGTTGACATTTAAAACACTTTGGTACCTAAACGACACTCTTTCAACTAGTTTTAGTGGACAAACGTTCCCAAGTCCGTACGATTATTTTAGGACAACAGGTAACACATATTCAATATCAACTAATTACAAAAAGGCGTTAGATTTAATCGGTACATTTAGCCCTCAAATACTTGAGTATTTTGAAAGTTTCTTTCTTGATTTTGCTAGTGAAAAAATAAATGAAGAAATACCGTATAACATTTTTAGGAATATTAGTTATCCTAAATTCCAAGATATGTTAAAGAAATTATCCGTTGTTGAAAAGAAAGACGATGATAGTAATGATATTGATTTATTAATTGGTAACACATTAAAAGAAAGACAAAAAAGAAACGCTGAATCTATCACTACAGATATATTAAGTGCTAACAACTTAATAAAATTTACGTTAGCAAACCCAAAAGAAATTGATGCCAATTCTTTATATGGTTTGACAGCGGTTCAACCTTATAAGTCTTTGACAACTTATAAACCACAACCTTTCAGTGCTTCAGATTTAACAACCCCAAATCTTAATTTTATTAAATTATATATTGGTGAAGATATTGATAGTTACTATGTTAATTTCTTTAGTTTATTGGACGTTAAATTAACTGAAGATAACATAAAAAAACATAGGCCGTTGGCTCAAATATATGGTGGATATCGAAAAGCGGGAGGAACCAACACCAAAGCCGCGTTTTTAACTTATTTACAAGATTCAATAATACTTAAAAATACAGGTGGAACAAATGTTCCAAAAGGGGCTGAAGCTAGACTTGCTTTGTATTTGAATACACTTTTACCATTATTAGGTAATTTAACGAGTAACGCCACGGGTAATCCTGCTGCTAGTATTGATATGTTTAGAGGTTACAATTCAACTCAAACAAAGTTAGAATTGTATAACACTTTCAAATCATTTAACGATAAATGGACCGCCGGTAATTCAATTGGTCAACGTTTGTTACTTGAGGAATTTTTATTCTTAGACAAAGCCAATAGAGACATTGGTGATAAATTTTATTTAAACATAGATAAGTTTACACCTTTATTGGACCCAAACAACTCTAAACTTCCTTTGTACAACGCCATTTCTATGATAATACAAGGTACTGGATTAGATATGAGAGCGTTACCTGCCTATATAAATTTTTATGGTAATAACTTGACAAATAAGAATAAAATAACACCATCAAAAAAAGTGGCATCAACTTTATTTGGTACATTCTTAGAGGTTGATTATCAAGAGGCGACACCAAAAGTTATCATACAATTAGTTGGACAAACATCGAAAAGAATTGATATGTCCAATAGTAAGGCGTATAAGTTTGTTGACGATAGTTTTTATATTGGTGGACAAACTCCAAACCCATTATTAATAACATCATTAGAAGGTTTCTCACAAAACGATTTATCAAAATCTAATAGGGTAGTTGCGTTTGAGGTGAGTTTTGGTGACCAAAATCAAGGTATATTCAAAGGAGTTACATTAGACCAAAGTACACTAAAAAATACATCAGAGTCTTTTCAAGTTTTAGAAAATCTATCAAGGTCGGCTTCAGGTGCTGGTGTTCATAATGTAGACACAAGTTTATTCGATTATTATAAACAAGCATCATATAAATGTGGTGTAACTGCCATGGGTAACGTTATGATTCAACCAACAATGTTCTTTTACTTAAAAAACATACCTATGTTTAGGGGTTCATATTGGATTACTGAGGTTTCTCATCAAATCAAGGGTAATAACATCTCAACAAGTTTTTCAGGAACACGAATACCATATACTTCATTACCTGACCCTAAAGACTCATTTGTTGCAAGTTATCGAATTCTATTTGATAAAATTCAAGCAAAAGCTATTGCTAAAATCAAACAGAGAGCCGCTAACGATACCGACACCGACCAAGAAGTTATATACCAAGGAATACCATATGTTACGGACAGACAAGGTAAAAATATACAGGGTGAAACGGTTATTCAAGAAGTTGGTATTAACAGATTTGGTGTACCATATAATGGATATAATGAAACTCGTCTAATACAAAAAGTTAGAAACGGTAATGAGGAATGGTTTAGAACTATTGTATATAAAATGGGTGGAGAAAAATACCCAATAGATGACGCACAAGGATTTAATCTCACAAACGGAATTACATGGTCTGACGTTAAGGATTCAAGTTATAAATTCTATAATGTGGATTTTCAATTGTCAAGAACCATTACTAATGATGTTATAAAAACTGCTAAAACAACATTTAAGAACCCTAAAAACAATACTCAATTAACAGTAAATCCTAATTACCAATTAGACAAAACTGTTGGTTCAATAGTGGTTGAAGGTCCAATTAGTAGAGGACCGAAGTCTACCGAGATTGGTATGGGTATGTCACCGAAACTTATGTCCGAATTAGGACTATACGATGGAGACGTTGTATACTTTAAAATGGATTAATTTTTAAGTTTTCCACTTTTTTAGATATTTATTAAAGAAAATACCATGAACAACGAAAAATTGAATAATACTTTGGATAACTACATGAAAAATCCAAAACAAGTAAAATCCGTTTCAAAAGACGGAATGGAAACAGAAGAATGCGACCTTCAAACCGGTGAATGTTATGTTATCAGGTCTAAGGATGGTATAGTAGAAAGAATAAACAAAAAATTTATAACCGAAGACGGTAGACAACTTTTACAAGACTAACTATGAAAAAATTAGAAAAATCACTTATGGAAGAACTCGCGAGATACAACGCGATTAACAAATATGCAAAAACCTTAATGGAACAAGGTGAAGTACCACCTCCTGTTGGAGATGTACCACCCCCACCACCTGGTGATGTACCACCTATGGACCCAGCAGCACCGATGCCCGCTGAAGTCCCACCAGCACCGGCAGCACCCGTGGAAGATACCGAAGAAATCGATATCACAGATTTAGTTAATATGACTAAATCAATTAAAAAGGATTTGGATGATAGCAAATCTAATAACAATGATGTTGTTGGTAAAATGGAAACAGTATTTACTAAACTGACAGATTTGGAACAAAAATTATCTCAGATGGATGCGGTAATGAACAAAATTGATGAATTAGGTAGCAAGGTTGAAACCATGAAAGAAAAATCACCACAAGAAAAGTTGGAGTTACGTTCTTTGGATTCATACCCTTTCAATCTAAATCCCCAAGAGTTTTTTGCTCAAAAACAAGGTGAGATGCAACAAACAGGTAAAAACGAATACGTCCTCACCAAGCAAGATATTGAAGATTATTCAAACGACACAATAAAAGATAGTTTTAACGCAGAAACAGAGGAAGATGAATTTAAGTTCTAAAGTAAACTTCTTATTAGGTTTACAATTACAAATGAAAATAAACCATTGGCAAACAAAAGGTATTGCCAGGCACGACGCTTTTGGTAAAACCTATGATGGTTTATCAGACCTTATTGACGAATTTGTTGAGGTTGCCATGGGTAAATATGGTAGATTTACACTTGAAGAGGATACAAATACTATTCAGTTAGTAAACCTTTCAGAGGTCAATCCCGTTGACATGGTCAAAGTTTGTACTGAAGCTCTTGTTGAGTTCTCAGATGACTTAGATGATAGATTAGACACTGATTTGTTAAATTTAAGAGATGAGATGCTTGGTTTATTGAATAAATTACTGTATCTTTTAACTCTTGAGTAACCCCTTCCCAAAACAATTTTAAAAAAAAAGAGAGTCAGATTTTGTAATCTGACTTTTTTTGTCTATACTTTACATAGAAACATTTTCTAACTTTTAAAAAACAAACATATGATGTCAACAACAGAGTCAGTACTGGCACAGTACGAAAAAGACAAACAGGTCGCAAGCGGCAACACAAACAAGGTATCCCAAGAGGATAGAATGAAGAAGTATTTTACCACACTCCTACCAAAAGGTGAAAGAAGTGGTGAAAGAAGAATTAGAATCCTACCTATGAAAGATGGTAGTAGCCCATTTGTTCCCGTGTATTTCCACGAGGTACAGGTTGATGGTAATTGGGTTAAACTGTATGACCCAAATCAAGAAGGTAAACGTTCACCATTGAACGAAGTACATGAAGGATTAAAAATGACAGGTGACGAACAAGATGCTATTTTAGCTCGTCAGTATAAATCTAAAATGTTCTATATCGTAAAAGTTATTGATAGAGATAGAGAACAAGATGGTGTTAAATTTTGGAGATTTAAAAGAAACACTAAAAGTGAAGGTGTTTTGGATAAAATTGCACCTCTTTTCAGAAATAAAGGTGATATTACCGACCCACAGAAAGGAAGGGATTTGATTCTTAATCTTAACCTAACTAAGGCGGGTAACGGTAGAGAATACACAACAATTACATCTATCATCCCTGAAGACCAATCACCACTACACTCTGATTCAGTTATTGCAGATACTTGGATTAATGATGAATTGGTTTGGTCTGATGTATATTCTAAAAAACCTGAAGAGTATTTAGAAATGATTGCTAAAGGTGAAGTCCCAAGATGGGATACAACAACTGGTAAATATGTTTCAAATTCCACTCAAGAAATTGAAATGTCTAAACCATCTTCACCAACAAAAACATCAGTTCCTCAAGTTGACCCACAAGAAGACATGGAGGGGGATGACGACCTACCATTCTAATTAAAATGAACTTGGACACATACTTAGACATTGTGTCCAAGTTCTTCTTTTTTAATTAAAAACAATAGAAAATATACAATGGCAATCAAGAAAAAAGAATTCGATTATATATCCAAATTCTCATCAAAAACAAAATATAAGGATGAAAACTTTTATTATTGTGGTGAGGCGTTTAACAACGCATGTGGATTACCAGGACCCGTGATGGGAGGTATTAATATGTTCTTAGGACATACAAACTCATCAAAAACAACCGCAATGATTTTAGCTGCGGTTGATGCACAAAAGAAAGGCCATTTACCCGTACTTATTATCACTGAAAGAAAATGGAAATGGGAACACGCAATTGAACTTGGTTTCCAAGCTGAAAAAGATGCGAATGGCGAGTGGACAGGTGATTTTATTTTCAATGATTCATTTGACTATATTGAACAAGCAACCGATTTTATAAATGACATCATTGATGCTCATGAAAAAGGTGAAATCCCAAGACACATTTTATTTTGTTGGGATTCAATTGGTTCAATACCATGTAAGATGACTTTTGATGGTAAAGGTGGTAAACAACACAACGCAAGTGCATTATCCGATAAAATTGGTATGGGTATTCACTCAAGAATTACCAAATCAAAAAAAGAAGATTACCCATCTAAAGACTCGTCATATTATTTGACAATGGTTGTGGTGAATCAACCATGGGTAGAATTACCTGACAATCCAATGGGTCAACCTGAAATCAAACCAAAAGGTGGTGAAGCATTAAAATTAGCGTCTTCACTTATCTTCTTATTTGGTAATCAGAAAAAATCAGGTATCAACCACATTGATGCAACCAAAGACGGTAGAAAAATTGTTTACGCTGTTAGAACCAAAATTTCAATCCTTAAAAACCACGTTAATGGATTAGGTTACAAAGACGGTAAAGTTATCGTTGTCCATAATGGATATATTGCCGACACCAAAGAAGCTTTGGAGTCGTATAAAAAAGAATATTCAAGTTTTTGGAAAGAAAAATTAGGGTCTAGCGACTTTGATTTAGCGGAATCAACAACTTACGATTTCGAAGAAGAAGATTAATTTTTGTTTAACCCTATAAGAGTGATGATTAATGTCTAATGTATTATTGGTAGATGGTGACAATTTACTTACTATTGGTTTTTTTGGATTAAAAAATCACTTTTATAAGGGGGAACATATTGGTGGGATATATCATTTTATAAACACCTTAAGACGAACAATTGAAATCCATCATTTGGATAAGATTGTCGTTTTTTGGGATGGACAAGATGGTTCTATAACAAGAAAAAGGTTCTACCATCAATACAAAGAGAATAGAAAATCTCGTATCAGGTCTGAAGAAGAATTACATTCTTACGGAAAACAAAGAAACAGAATTAAACAATATCTTGAAGAACTATTTGTTAGACAAGGTGAATATGAATTCTGTGAGTCAGACGATTCAATCGCATATTATGTTCAAAACTCACCAAAAGAAAACAAAATAATTTTTTCTTCAGATGGTGATTTGACTCAATTAGTTTCAGAAAATACCAAACTCTTTAATCCCTCACACAGTAAAATATACCAACCAAATGATATGTTCGTTTATGACCATGAACAAATTCTTATACAGAATATAAAATTGGTCAAGATGATTTGTGGTGACCCATCGGATAATATTGCGGGCATCAAAAATTTAGGTGTCAGGAGATTAATTTCATTAGTTCCTGAAATTAAAACCGAAGAGATTACCGTTGAATTTATTCTTGAAAGATTTAACAATTTATTTGAGGAAGACAACGATAATCGTCTTGTAAAGAATCTTCTGACAGGTGTTACCAAATATGGGATATTAGGTGAGGAATTTTTTGATGTCAATAGTCGTATTGTAAGTCTTGATAATCCTTTCTTAACTGATGAAGCAAGGGAATCTATAACTTCATTAATAAACGATTTGATTGACCCTGAAGGTCGGTCATATAAAAACACCATGAAGATGATGATGGAAGATGGTATATTTTTATTACTTCCAAAATCGGATGATGCGTGGATAAACTTCCTCAATCCATTTTTAAGATTAACAAGAAAAGAAAAGAATAAAAAATTAATTAAAATCAAAAACAATGAGTAATCAAGAAGTAACAAAGTTCGAGTTCCTTTTGACATTAGAAGGAAACATTATCTGTCAGCGCTTCTTCAATGTAAGAGAGCATAACCCAAAGTCGAGACGTTCTATGGATTTACACTATTACGTTAAAAATATTTGTGACGATATTGGTGTAGATTTGAAAACAAAAACATTGGATTATCTACATGAAAATCGTGATTATTTTTACGGTTTGGATAGTGCAGAAACCGATGAACAAAATGAAAAAGAGTACTTTTTGCTCGAGATTAAGATGGGTGACGATGTATTTATTCAAAGGATGTTTTCCGCTAAAGTCTATCACCCAAAGGTTAGATATACGGTAGACATTCGTCCTTATTTAAAGAGATATTTGTCAGATTTAACCGACATTTTATCATCTAGAGATTTGGAAACAACTTATTTAAACTATCAATTATAAAAAAATAAAAAACTATGTCAGAAAAAAATTTTGGTTTTCTCGGAGCGTCATTTCAACAAACGTTAATTAAATCAATTGTAGAGGATAAAAAGTACGGTGAACAGATTATTGATGTAATCGAGAGCAAATATTTTGATAATAGTTCTTTTAGATTTATTACCTCCCATATCAAAGAGTACTATCAGAAATATGGGAAAATTCCTGATTATCAAAGTTTGTGTCAAACTATAATTCTTGAAATGGGTTCACAAGAAACCGCGAGAATACATTTAGATACAATTCACGACATCAAAGAAAATACCGTAGATGACCCAATGGTCAGAGAAGAGGCTTTGAATTTTTGTAAACAACAAAATTTAAAGAAGGAACTTAAAATGGTAACAACCATTATTGAAAATGGTAAATTCCAAGAGTATCATAAGATTGAAGGTATTATTCAAAAGGCACTACAAGTCGGATTACCACCTGAAGAATGTATGGATGTTTTTCACAATATCGACGCCGCTTTAGAAAAAGATAATAGACAACCAATACCAACAGGTATAGAGGGTCTTGACACCGCTTTAAAAGGTGGTTTGGGTATTGGGGAACTTGGTGTTGTATTAGCACCAACAGGTACGGGTAAAACGACCATATTATCATTATTTGCAAATACTGCTTACTTACATGGGTACAATGTTCTTCAAATATTTTTTGAAGACAATCCCGATAACATCAAAAAGAAACATTACACAATTTGGTCAGGAATTGCACCCGATGAACAACCTGAAAATAAAGATTTTGTAAAAGAAAAGATAAACGAGGTTCAAACTCAAAGTAAAGGAACCTTGGATATTTTAAAGTTACCAAGTGATTCAGTTTCAATATCTGAGATTAAATCTCGATTGAGAAAAAGAATTTCAGAAGGTAAAAAGATTGACCTTTTAGTTATTGATTATGTCGACTGTATCAGTCCCGAAAAATCTAATTTCGGTGAAGAATGGAAAGGTGAAGGTTCAGTAATGAGAAGTTTAGAAGCGATGACAAGTGAATTTGGAATTGTTATATGGACGGCTACTCAGGGTAACAGAGAATCTATTTCATCTGAAGTTGTAAACAGTGACCAAATGGGTGGGTCAATTAAAAAAGCGCAAATTGCCCACGTAATTTTATCAATAGGTAAAACCATAGAACAAAAAGAACATAACTTAGCAACCATGACTTTACTTAAGTCAAGAATTGGTCGTGACGGAATTATTTGGCAGAATTGTAAATTTGACAATAGACTGTTAGTCATTGATACTGAGTCTCAAACAACACTCCTTGGTCATAAAGAGGAGAAACAAAAAAACGCTGCTGACAGGGTGAGAGAAGCTTTCACCAAAAGACAGGAAACTTTAAACAGAAATTAATAATTATTATCACCATGACAGAGAAGATTTTGAAAGAAAATCCAGGACGTTTTGTCCTTTTTCCAATCGAACACCACGACATTTGGAAACTTTACAAACAACAAGAAGCATGTTTTTGGACTGCTGAAGAAATTGATTTAGCTCAAGACATTTATGATTGGGAAAACAAACTAAATGAAGATGAACAACATTTTGTTAAAAACGTATTAGCATTTTTCGCCGCTTCGGATGGTATTGTAAATGAAAACATTGCAATGAATTTTGTGAATGCGGTACAATATACGGAAGCTAAAATGTTTTATGGTTTCCAAATCATGATGGAAAATATTCACAGTGAAACTTATTCTTTGTTGATTGATACATATATCAAGGATAAACAAGAACAAGGTAGATTATTTAATGCAATTGACACAATCCCTGCTGTTAAGAAAAAGGCGGAATGGGCGTTAAAGTATATTGAAAAGGGTACCTTCGTTGAAAGACTTATTGCCTTTGCTGCTGTTGAGGGTATTTTCTTTTCTGGCTCATTCTGTTCTATTTTCTGGCTCAAAAAACGTGGTTTAATGCCGGGTTTAACCTTTTCAAATGAGCTTATTTCAAGAGATGAAGGAATGCACTGTGACTTTGCTTGTCATTTGTTTAATCACCATATTGAAAATAAATTAAGTGAGAAGAGAATTAAAGACATTATCTGTGGAGCTTTAGAGATTGAAAAAGAATTTATTTTAGAGGCACTACCTGTTAAACTAATTGGTATGAATTCAGATTTGATGTCTCAATATTTGGAATTTGTGACCGATAGACTATTAATGTCATTAAATTGTTCAAAGGTCTACAATGTTGAAAATCCATTTGATTTCATGCAAAATATTGCTCTTCAAGGTAAGACTAATTTCTTTGAAAAAAGAGTTGCTGAATATCAAAAAGCTGGTGTGAATAATAACGTTTCCATTGAAGATATGGATACATCATTTGAAGATATAGATTTTTAATTAGATTATGAAAGTAAAAAAGAGAGATGGCTCATTGGAAGAAATGAGATATGACAAAATCACCAGAAGAATACAATATTTCTGTGATGATTTGAATTTAGAATACATTGACCCAACATTAGTGACTCTTAAAGTTACTCAAGGGATTTACGATGGTATATCTACAACTGAGTTGGACACATTAGCAGCCGAGACGGCTGCGTCTATGGTAACAACACATTCAGACTATGCTAAATTAGCTGGAAGATTGGCGGTGTCAAATCTACATAAAACGACACCAAAAAAGTTTTCCCAATGTATTAAAGAACTTCACTCATTTATTGAACCAAGAACAGGAAAAGATTCATCTTTAATATCAGATGAGGTTTATCAATTTGTGATTCAAAACAAAGAATCTTTAGATGGTGCGATTGTTCAAGAGAGAGATTTTGATTTTGATTATTTTGGATTTAAAACTCTTGAACGTTCTTACCTTTTGAAAATCGGAAGAAGAATCGTTGAAAGACCTCAATATATGTACATGAGAGTTGCTGTTGGTATTTGTAATGGTGACTTAGAAACTGCTTTGAGAATTTATGACGATTTATCACAACATTTTTACACTCACGCAACTCCAACTTTGTTTAATGCCGGTACTCGTAGACCACAAATGTCTTCTTGTTTCTTAATTGGTAATAAAGGTGATGACATTGATGGTTTGTTTGACACAATTAAAGATGTTGCTAAAATTTCAAAATGGGCTGGTGGTATCGGACTACATGTTCATGATGTTAGAGCCAAGGGTTCATATATTAAAGGAACAGGTGGTGAATCAGACGGACTACTCCCGATGATGAAAACATACAATGAAGTCGCTCGTTGGATTAATCAGGGTGGTAAAAGAAAAGGTTCTTTCGCGATTTATCTTGAGCCATGGCACGCAGATGTTTTTGAATTTATTGATTTGAGAAAAAATCACGGTAAAGAAGAATTAAGGGCTCGTGATTTATTCTTAGCGATGTGGACACCCAATCTTTTTATGAAAAGAGTTGAGGAAGACGGGGAGTGGTCACTATTTTCACCTGATGAAGCTCCTGGTTTGTCAGACGCTTATGATGACCCATTTTCTTTTACTCAAGAATTCACAGAATTGTACGAAAGGTATGAGAAAGAGGGTCGAGCAAGAAAAGTTGTTAAAGCGAGAAAATTAATGGACGCAATTTTAACGGCACAAATTGAGACCGGTACCCCATACATGTTGTACAAGGATGCTGCTAATTACAAATCAAACCAAAAGAACTTAGGTACAATTAAATCATCTAATTTGTGTACCGAGATTATTGAGTACTCAAGCCCAACAGAACAAGCGGTTTGTAATTTAGCGTCAATCGCATTACCAAAATACATCATTAATAAAGAATTTAATCATGAACTACTTTATGATAATGTATATCAAGTTGTGAAAAACCTAAACAACGTTATTGATTTGAATTTTTACCCTACTGAGGAAACAAAACTTTCAAACATGAAACATAGACCAGTTGGTTTAGGTGTACAAGGATTGGCGGATGTGTTTTGTATGTTAAAATTACCTTTTGAAAGTGAGGATTCGGACAAATTACAAGTAGAAATATTTGAAACAATTTATTTCGCGGCTCTCACATCGTCTAAAGACTTGGCTGTTGAAAACGGGGCGTACTCTTCATTTGAAGGTTCTCCGTTATCTAAAGGTCAATTTCAATACGAGTTATGGGGTAAAACAGACAAGGACACAAGTGGAAGATGGGATTGGAAGTCACTAAGAAAAGATGTTGTTAAACATGGTGTAAGAAACTCTCTATTAGTTGCTCCTATGCCAACAGCATCTACCGCACAAATTCTTGGTAATAATGAAGCATTTGAACCATTTACATCTAACCTTTACTCAAGAAGAACATTAGGAGGTGAATTTATTGTAATCAATAAACATCTCGTAAATGAATTACTTGAAAGAGGATTGTGGTCTGACGAATTAAAGAAAAAACTAATCATGGAAAATGGTTCTGTTCAAAACATTCCTGAGGTACCTGTTGATGTGAAAGAAGTTTACAAAACAGTTTGGGAAATGTCTCAAAAAAGAATCTTAACCATGGCGGCAAACAGGTCAATTTACATTGACCAATCACAGTCTTTAAATTTATTTATTGACAACGCAAACAAAACCAAAGTTTTAGCCGCACATCTTTATGGATGGAAACTTGGTTTAAAAACGGGTATGTATTATTTACGAACCAGAGCTGCTGTTGACCCATTAAAGGGTTTAGGAATCGACACCTCAACAGCAAAACCCACAGTTGAAGCTAAAGAAGTACAAAATACTTCATACAACCAAAATAATCAAAAAGAAGAAGAAGTCGTGGAGATGTCAATACCATCAAGACCAACAGATTCTCCTTTTGAATGTGAAGGTTGTGGCTCGTAACTGTAGGTGGCTCCATTGATATTTTATAATTAACCATACATCTACTTTGTTTGATTATACAGGAGCAAAAAAATCAAACAATATATAATCCCAACTTCGGTTGGGATTTTTTTATTTATTAGTATTTGTTCTTTAGTTATATTTATTAGTATGGCGATTACATATGGTATAGATTTTCCATTCAGAATTAGTCCTAAGGGTGATTTTTTGGTTATGACCGAAACCCCTGAGAGAGAGATTCGTGCAAACTTGATTCACTTGTTATTAACAAGAAAGGGTTCAAGATATTATTTACCTGATTTTGGGACTAGATTATATGAATTTATTTTTGAACCAAATGACGCTGTAACATGGGGTCAGATAGAAGATGAAATAAGAACTGCGGTGAAATTATACATACCTAATTTAGAAATAAAATCAATTAGAGTTACACCCGCTGACCAAGACCCTGAAGAATCTATGAGCCCACAAGAAGATGAGGACTCAAGATTGTTTAGAGTTTCTGATTATTCAACCAAACCATATACCGCAAAAGTTCGAATTGACTATGACATAAATAACGAACCTTTTGTTTCGTCCGATTTTATAATTATTAACATATAATATGGCTAAAAAAATATCATACGCCGTCAGAGACTTTGCGAGTTTAAGACAGGAACTAGTTAATCTCACAAGGGAATATTATCCCGATTTGATTAAGAATACAAATGACGCATCAATTTATTCTGTTTTATTGGATTTAAATGCCGCTGTGACAGACAATTTACATTTTCACATTGATAGGGTTTGGCAAGAGACAATGCTAGATTTTGCACAACAAAGACAATCATTGTATCATATTGCCAAAACATATGGTATGAGAATACCAGGTAATAGACCATCGGTTTCTTTGTGTGATTTTACAATACAAGTACCTGTTAGAGGAGATAAAGAAGATGAGCGTTATTTGGGGACTATAAAATCAGGTGCACAAGTATCGGGTGGGGGACAAGTTTTTGAAACCATCGACGATATTGATTTCTCAAATCCCTTCAATAAAAGAGGTGAACCAAACAGATTAAAAATCCCAAATTTTGATGGTAATAATAGACTCATATCATACTCAATTGTAAAAAGAGAAGCTGTTGTAAATGGTGTAACAAGAATATATAGAAAAGTTATAACAGAAGTTGACCAAAAACCTTTCTTAAAAATATTCTTACCTGAACAAAACATATTAGGGGTGAGTGGAGTAATTCATAAAGAGGGAACAAACTTTGTAAATAATCCAACTAACTCTGAATTTTTAAGTTCTGAAAATAAATGGTACGAAGTAAAATCATTAATACAAGATAAAGTATTTGTGCCCGACCCAACATCGGCATCTGATAGTGATAATTTCATATCGGGAACATACGTTCCAGTTACAAATAAATTTATTACAGAATATACTCCCGAAAATTATTTTTCGGTAACATTTGGTTCTGGTAATGTTAATCCATTGGATAATTTGGACAACTATAACCAAGGTACTTTAAGAGTAAGTCTTGGAACGTATTTGAATAACCTATCATTAGGTGCTTTACCGAAATCAAATACAACGTTATTCATAAAATATAGAATTGGAGGAGGTAAGGATAGTAATCTCGGTATTGATATTATTACAAGTGTAGATAATGTTGAATTTTCTATTAATGGACCTAACTCATCAACGAACACTCAAGTACAAAATTCTTTAACCGTAACCAACGTAACACCAGCTGTTGGAGGTGCGGACCAACCCACAATTGAAGAAGTTAGAAACATGATAGCATATAACTTCTCTGCACAAAATAGGGCGGTAACTCTTAATGATTATAAATCTTTAATTGAGACAATGCCATCAACATATGGGGCTCCCGCTAAGGTAAACGTGATGGAAGAAGACAATAAAATAAAAATTAAATTATTGTCATATGATGAGAATGGTAATCTTATTGATACTGTTTCAAACACATTAAAAAACAACATTTTATCTTACTTAGCCGAGTACCGAATGGTTAATGACTTTTTAGAAGTTCAAAGCGGTGAAGTGGTTGATTTCACACTAGAGATTGACGTTGTTATTGATAAAAATGGTAACCAAACAGAGATTGTTAAAACTATTATCGAGGATACTGTTAGTTATTTTTCAATTGAAAAAAGAAAAATGGGTGACCCATTATTTGTTGGTGATTTATATAAAACAATAGGTGAAGTAAATGGAGTGGTAAACGCTGTCGATATAAGAGTTTTCAATAACGTAGGTGGAGAATATTCATCTTCTGAAGTGTTACAATCATATATTGACCCAACCACAAAAGAAATTGCTCAATCCGATATGACTATCTATATGAAATCTAACCAAATATATCAAATAAGATTTCCTCAGAAAGATATAAAAGTTAGAGTAAAAACATTAGGAACGACTACATTCTAATTTAATTTTTATTTATTTTTCTGGAAATCCATAATTTTCTATTTATAGAATAATGCAGAAACACAGAATTTCCACAAATATAGGTAAAGACCAAAAAGTTGTTGTCGAATTAAAAAACGACTTTGACTTATTGGAAATATTATCCCTTAAATTCACACAGACGGAGGTATACTCCTCAATGTGTGCGGACTATGGTGTTGTTTGTGGAAGAATCTTTGTAAACAATGGATTCGGTGTTCCAAATGCTAGAGTTTCTATTTTCATTCCAATATCCGAAGAAGATTCAAACGACCCCGTAATTTCTGAGTTATATCCATTTACCACGGTAGATAGTAAAAATGATGAAGGATATAGATATAATCTTTTACCAAGTCGAAAACAACACGGTGGACACGAACCAACCGGTACATTCCCTGACCAAAAAGATATTTTAACGAGAGAAGAGGTTCTTGAGGTTTATGAAAAATATTACAAATACACTGTAAAAACAAACGATGCTGGTGACTTCATGATTTGGGGTGTTCCTGTAGGGACACAAACAATTCATGTTGATGTAGATTTATCTGATATTGGGTGTTTTTCACTTAGACCTGACGATTTTATTAGACAAGGTTTAGGTGTTGACAAATTCAAAAATACATATTCGTACAAAGCGTCAAATGATTTAGACACTTTACCTCAAATAGTTTCTTTTAATCAAACTATAGAAGTTTATCCTTTTTGGGGTAACGAAGATTTATGTGAAATTGGATTAACCAGAACTGATTTTGATTTATCAAGTAAAGGGGTTAAAGTAGAGCCAAAAGCGTATCTATTAGGTTCAATATATTCGGATAAAGGTAAAAATACAATAAATAAAAATTGTAGACCAAGAGGTGAGATGGGTCGAAAATGTGATTTAACCACATTTGATGCTGTTATTGAAATAATAAGGTTTACACCAAATAAAGACAGTAGTGGTCGACCAATACTTGAGAGATACGAAATACAAGAAGATATCGAGGACGATGGTTCATTTGTGGTCCCATTACCCATGAACATGGATTTTGTGTACACAAATGAATTTGGTGAAAATGAAACAACAAATGACCCTAACAAAGGAATACCAACATCGGCTTGTTATAGATTCAGAATATCAGGTAAAAATGAAACTTTAGGTAGGGTTAGATATGTTGCTAGTTATTTGATACCAAACATTAGGGAGTACAATTCCGACGTTGATGGTTCATATGCGTTTTCATTAAATTGGGACGACTACCCAACTTCAGCCACAAGTTCATCAGTAATATTCAATCAGACTTATGGAAGTTATTATCCTGAGGATTATTTCTATAGATTTACATATAACAAAGTCTACACTGTAACATCTTACATGGGTGGGCATTTTAAAGGTGGTAAAGACAACTTTTTAGGTATAAAAGATATTGCACCAAAAGCGGAAGAAGATTGCGAATCAAGTGTTGTCACCCCACCAATAAATTATGCGTGGAGAAAGTTTAGTTTTGCAATTCTTTTGGCGATTATTATTAATGCGTTCGAAAGAGTCATATATACCGCCTTTGTTGGTGCTGTTCAAATTATCATTGCTCCATTTCAATTAATTTATGAAAAAGTTAGAATTGGTCCTTGGAATATTTTAGGATGGACTTTTTATTGGGCACCTTTTGACGGGTGGGATGAATCAATTATTGAACCATTACAAGCATTGGGAACAGTAAGATTAAGTTTAACAATATATCCCGAATGTGAATCTTGTGATGAAATTCAAGTTTTTACGGAAGATTCGTCGACTGACACCGACCCTTCTAACATATATCAAAAAGTCGCTAGTGGTACCGCGGTTCGAGACAAACTTACTTTTTTGGTTAATTGTACAACATACACTTTACCACCACCAACTACTGGCACAACCACCTATACTTGGAGAGATTGTACTAATAACTCAATTCAATCCCAATCAATACCATTTAGTGGGTCATCAGTTACAGGTGTTTGCGCTAGAGATGGTTCTATGTCCTACGCTGGTGGAGATGGTGTACCCGTGGTAACAGGAACCTGTGATTCCACGGTGACAGATATTTTTATATGTGACTATGACCCAACTGAAAGAGAATATTTTTTAAGTGAATCACCCTCAAGTGGTTTAACATCTTATTATTATACGGGTTACACGTATGGACAATCATTATCAACAATTATAAACAATATAATAGTAAATCCTAATAGAAATTATTACATAAGGGTTACTTCTTATCTAGCTCATTCAGGTGCACAAACGGCCGATATTACAGCATTAAGTGGATTAACAACAGGAAATAGTTATACTTTTCTTTACAGAAACTATACTTGTGGTTCAACAACAGGTGTTTTAGGTAGAGATTTAGCGTCCGCAAATTCGTGGTTACAATGGAACGACCCAACAATCCCAAAAGATTATGTTTGGTCGGGATTCACTTACGAAATATACGATTCAAATTACCCGATAACCGGTTCAACAACAAGCTCGTTTGATTCCACATCTTTACCCGAAGGGTGTTTATCTCAAAATACAATATATGACGATAGTGGTATTGTAAAAATAAGTTACTGTGCAAGCGGTACTACTGCCGATTATAGTGGAACAACGGCAAACCCTGGTACAAATTGTAATAATTTAAACTTAATGGTAGTTGGACAAGCAGCAGCTAATGACTTGTCCAAAAACCCTTGTTCGATAAAATGTGACACGAGAAGTGGTTTTTCTGAATTTAGATTTGGTGTTTACACAGTAATTCCCGCGGCTCATACAGACAATAGAGATGTACAATTTAAATTAATCAGAGAATATGCAAGAAGAAAATTGGTAAATAAAGTTTTCTGCGAAGGTATTGCTAATTATTCCTTTTTTGACAACTGGTTAGCGGGTTCTCTTTATATGTTCCCTTTCAAAGCTAGAGTGAGATGGGACAATGAAGAAACTTTAGATTTGAACGTCAGAGGGACCAATTACTGTCAAAATTTACTATATTATAAAGTTTCAGAAAAAACATCAAATGACGCAGTAAAAAAATTTTATTACAGGTCCACAAAATGGAACGGCTCGATTTTCCAAAAAAC